GTTCAATAAGTCGGTCATTGATGGTGTCGTTAAAGCTGAACCTCCGATTGATGGCGGTGAATACGGCGAGCAGGCTGCACACAATATAGATCCTGAAACGGGCGAAGTTAAGTTCTAAATCGGCGTTTAGCTTAGTGCGTAGACGACTTGTTTACGCACTAAGCTACTGTTAACCTTAAATTTTGCACTGTGGTGACGCTATGAACATTAAAGATAAGATTAAAAAGGTCTGGTTGATTTATCTAGTTCCAGCATTGCTCTTCATTGGCTGGTTGACTCAACAAGCTTAGGAAATTCGTCATTATGCAACACGGTATAGGTGGCAATAGTTAGCTATAAATGACATAAAATGTAAAGCCTACATGCCTACGTTAAACGTTTATTGTTATACAGCTACTATGCTAGCGGGTATCCTAAAGCGTTTAATGTGGGCATTTTTTTATAATAATTAGTTTTAAAAACTAGGTTGATTCTATGGATGAAAACGATGTTTTATCATGGGCTAAAAGATACGCAAATTTAGGTTGGCATGTCTTTCCATTGCACACCATTATCGAGGGTTCGTGCAGTTGTGGAAACAAGACATGTAGTGACGCTGGCAAGCATCCTAGACTAGCGCGCGGCCTTAAAAATGCTAGCCGTGACCTTGCAGAGATTGAGAAGTGGTTCGGGATTGAGGGTGAATTTCTAGGTCAGGCGAATATCGGCATCGTGACCGGAGAGTTGTCAGGCATTACAGTTATAGACATAGACATCGGAGACGGGAAATTAGGCGCGGAAACGTGGCAAACGCTATGCGAAGATCACGGTGAGCCTCAAACTCTATCAGCCATCACCGGCTCCGGGGGTATCCATTTTATATTCAAATATTCTTCATCACTTAAGACCAGCTCCAACACGCTCGGCAAGGGCGTTGACTGTAGGAATGATAAAGGTTACATCGTCGCGACCCCGTCATTGCACAGAAGTGGTGGTGTATACGGCTGGGGTAGCTGGGAGCGCATAGAAAATGACGGGGTTAACGGACTGGCATTTTTACCCGCTCACCTTGCGCACCGTAAAGACGGGCGCGGTAGACCAATTGGTTCAGGTGGTGGCGATAGTGGTCGCAAGAAAGGGAAGAAGTGGACAATTGAACAAGTGGCAAGGATGTTGGAGTTCATCCAGGCCGACGACCGTGACTTATGGAGGCACGTTGGCATAATTCTCGGCAGGGAATACAAATGTAGTGATGAGGCATGGCAGGCATACATAGACTGGTCTGACTCGTGGGGCGGCGCAAAAGGGAGGAACCACGACGAAATCATGAGAGAGGCTTTCTACGACATCAGTAAAAAAGAAGATAAGTCGGAATTGTCAATCGGTACGATAGTCAAGTTGGCAACGGAGAACGGATGGGCTCCGTTGCAGGGTGACGTCCCGATAGAAAGGTTTGTCTACTTCGCCCCAGGTAATTGCTATATCTATCGACCGACGTTTACCCAGTGGGTCGGTGCGGCTGTAGATGCGGCGGTTAGCCCGGTCAACATGGACGGCAAAATTCTATCTGCCAGCGAGTGGCTCAAACAGAATATGCTCGCCACTTCTCTATGTAAAAATCCAGCGATCAACGAAGATTACATAAAGGGTTTTGACTGTTCTAACGGAGAGATGTTTGAATCTGTTGGCGCGGCTGTTTACAACAGCTACCGCAAGCCAAATATCGAACTCGGAGACTCTAAATTGGCTAAGCCGTTTATAGATCATGTGCATAGAGTCTTCAACAAAGACGGCGACGCGAAGCAGTTCCTGGACTATATGGCACACCGTGCTCAACATCCTGCAGACAAGCCACGGTTCGCTTTGTTGATTGCGGGTGGGCAAGGCGTAGGGAAAGATACGTGCGTTGAGATGTGTACACCGGCGATCGGCGGGTGGAACATATCTAATATTGAACCAAGCGATCTAGAGAGCTCCTTCAATGAATATGCAGCTATGACGCTGGTCAGAATCAGCGAGGCGGCTAATTTGCATGAAATGACGAAATGGGCATTCAACGAAAAGACAAAGGTTTTGATAGCGGGTAATCCGGACAATTGCACAATTAACCCCAAGTACGGGCAGAAGTTTGATGTTAAGATGTTTTGTGGGGTGATAGTCACGACGAATCATTTAGCCAGCGGCATTTATATACCACCGGATGACAGGCGTTATGACGTGATAGAGTCAGCGACCATGCTTGAAATGGAACTGGATGACGACGAAAAGAAAAAGAGCTATTTTACTGACCTTTGGGAGTGGTTCTATGAAGGGGGTCTGAACCACATTGCGGCATATTTGTACGAGAGGGATGTTAGTGCGTTTAATGCAAGCACCGGGCAGCGGAAAACAGCGGCTCATGCTGCGGTGGTTGCTTCTGGAATGTCTGGTGACCATTGGCTGATAGACGCTCTAGACATGTTTGATGAGCAGGATTATATAAGAGCTGACCGTTTGATAGCAGTTGTGGTGCAGCAAAATCCTGAGATGAAAATTGAGATAATCCGGAGTCGGCTAGGGTCTGCGGTTGCTAGACATGGATATAGCGTTACAGAAAAAGACGGGGTGAAAGATGGTCGGTGGAAAATAACAGACGATGATAGCGTCACTAAAAAGGTGATCGTGTATGCTAGAGATGGGGTCAAGAACTTGAATTTCTTTAAAGACGCTCTGCCGGAATGTTTAAAGAAAGGAGCTGGTTTTTAATAGGTTTGGCCGTACTATTTAGCATGGCCGCACTATTGTATTTTGGAGAAGGCGTATTTTTTTAGTGATTGCACTATTATTATTACATTAGCCAAAACATGTATGTTTAACCGCACTATTACCTTAAGGCCACGCTATACCGTGTAGAGTATAAAAGATTTTAAATTAAATAATAATAATAATAACTGCTAAATAAGGGTATATTATTATTATTATTATTACTACACAGTATAGTTTATAGGAGGCATGGCATAGCGTGGCCTTAAGGTAATAGTGCGGCTAAAAATGCAAAGTTACTGCACTATTACGATTATTAGTGCAGTATAGTACAATGTTAATATTTATTATAGGTCATAAGAAAATGAAAATCGTTAAAGCGAATACGCTCTATCGTTCTGGAATGGAAAGAGCCTCAAATTACATGCGAAATGAATTCAAAGAGCGTGAATACATGACTAAAAGTTTATTAGGAAGCTCAATGACTGGGCGTCCATTAGAGGAAGGAATTCCATTTTATGTATTTATGCACTCCATAGACTTCTTGCCTGTTATTGATTTTTCCACTGGTAAAAAGATAAAATTGAAAACAGGCGTCAATGGAGCGCCAGAGCATGTTTATAAAAAAATGTTTAGATTTAAGAAAAGAGCAAATAGTGGATATTATCTTAATGTGCCTTACTCCAAAGATTGCATATTCCCAGATTATCTTTTCTTAAAAAGGCAATTGCCGGAGCCTAGATATGTCAATAGAAGCTATTTAGATTGGCCTGAGTTCGATTCTGTTTTTAATACAGTTAGTCATAAAGAGTTCATTAAGGCTGCTGAAATAATTAATCCAATGGTGTCAAACGGGAGCAGACTTTCAGACATTAGACCGAAAATTACTAAGGCAATGGAGCAGCGAGGATTTTTAGTTCACAGGAATGAAAATATTTTAGACGGTAGATGGAAAATAAACGGATGTATGGTTAGAGTTTATATTAAAAAAGACGTTGAGCCGTTAAGACTTAAAGAATGTTTTTGAGTACTAGGCGTGGTGTAAAAATGTTCTTGTCGGAGGTATAAAATGTCAGATAATTTCCCAGTAATGGGACAACCAAGAAAAGGTTTCAAACGAGAATTTGTTGAGCTAGACCCTGAGTGGGAGAATATAATTCTTGATTTAGCTCAGGCTGGGAAATCAATGACGTGGTGGTGCATTAACCTTGGCATTGATCCAGACACCTTCAGGCGCTTTGCGAGAGACATAGAGCGTTTCGACGAAGTGTGGAAAATGGCTCTTCTTTTACAGAGAGCTTGGTGGGAGGATCAAGGTCAACGGATGGTTGAGACCGGCAAAGGAAACTTTGGGGTGTATCAATTGACAATGACAAATTTGTTCGGATACAAAGGTCAGACGAAGGTGATCAATCAAATCGGAGACGGCAAGCCCCATTACACCGGGGAGTTTACGGACGCAGAAGAGGACGATGATGATCGTGAATTATCAAAAGAGGAACTGTTGGCTGAGCTAGAGAAACGCGGCCTACCGACAGAAATGTTCAGGAAACAGCATACGCCAGATGAAGTTCTGGATGCGCAATTTGAGGAGATATGA